TTTTGTATGCGGATCTCATGATTTTGAAACGTCCAGCATTCTCCTGTGTCATCAATAAAACATACCCACATCAAATGATGCTCTTCGCCATAATCTAAAAGAAAATGCGCAAAAGCTTTACCCTTTGGTGTTAATAAAGGAAGGATTGGGTTTAATTGAATAATTGTTGCCATCACTTCTTTGCTCTTTATAGGTCTTAACATAGCACAATTCGGCGTGATAAGCACAATATGAACCTCGTTCTTTTGGCTGTCCGCAAAAGAAAACATTTGATTGATCAGGCAGGTCAAAAATGTACCTGCATGAGTTTTCCTTTAACTGCAATAATGTGATGGCTTTCGCAGGCGGAGCTGGGGGCTTTCTTGGCCTTCCCCTCTTTGTATTCTTCTGTGGCTTTATCTTGGGTGTTTTTATCTTAACAGGCTTTGGCTGTAGGCTGACATTTGATGTTGATTTCTTGCTATCAACGAGGCCTTTCATTTTGAGGCGGTATATGTGCCCCATGACAGCTGATCGAGATAAATTAACAACCTTTGCTATTTCGGACCCAGATTTATTCTGTTTCCACATATTAACAATGGTAAGAATCATTTGCTCTCTTTTATTCATCAGTTTCGCCCTATGAATTGGGTTAGATTTGTCGGTTTATGTGCATCAAATAAATACCAACAACAATTGTCCATGCCCTTGTTCTTGGTGCCTGCAAACCATTTGACGCGGCCTATGGAGACAATCTTCTGGCATATCTGTATGTGCCGACTTGATTGAGCTGTGTGCATCCAATCAGCGTCAAATAAGAGCCATGTGGGGGCTATGTAGGCGCACTTCTCGATGATCTGGTGCAACACCGTCCTGCCCCATGGAGGGTTGGTTATAATCATCTCTGCGCCATCCAGATCATCCTTAGATAAGAATGTGGCGTCGTGCCTAAGGATACCATCTGCCTCTGGCGACACGTCATAAGCAGACACGCATTCATGCCCAAAGGATTGAAGGTGGCTGATAAGTTTGCCTTCGCCTGCGCATGGCTCGCAGAATTTAACCTTGGGGGGCAAGTGAGGTATAAGAGGCCGAACGGCCTCTATCGGTGTTTGATAAAAATCCAGTTTATTCTTTGTGAAGTCCGATCTTTTTCCCATTTATATAACCCATAGCTAAATCGTAAATAATAAGGAATGCGAACCACAAGAGATATAATAGGCCAGCAGATAGGAACATAAACGCTAAGCCAATAGCGAGGAATGTAAAGGGGATCATGAAGCCTATGAACATGACCCATCCCTATAGATTTTTAGCCCAGCGTGGGAGCTTCCTATTGGCAAGACGGACATATTTCTTCCGATAGATTTGCGCACGACGGCGCAGGCGCTTATTCCAGCCCTTCCAGCCCGCGACATGACATGCCTTCATTTGGGAAGATGTTTTGACGTGGCCGAGCTCGATGCATGTCTTCATGTGCTGAATGCCAGCATCGATGCCATACTTGCATTCGTGAAGGCGGTTATAATCATAACCAAGTGCCTCAGCTGATTTTGGCATGACCTGAAAAACGCCAGATGCGCGACCGCCATTTATTTTTGGCCCCGTGGCATTGCAACTAAATGATGATTCCAAACGTGCAATTTGCAATGCAGATCCAACCCATTCTGGGCCCAATGCGTCACGCGCACTGTCTGCAACCATTTTTGCCACTTCCTTCGGCGCATCACTATTTGAAGAAAATAAATGAGCTGTGAAATCAATGCCAATTGATTTGCCCTTTGACCAAATTTCTTTATCTTTACGGAAGAAATCTGCTGCTGTTTCTTCATCTGAAAAACAGTAAGTGGCAGTCGTAGCCACCGACATTACGGCCAATACGGCCAATATATATCGTTTCATGTCTAGCTCCTTTTAGAGACAAAACAAGCCATCATAGGCTTTTATCTCTTAGATGGCAAATTAACTGCCTTTATTTCGTCTATGTTTAAATTGTCTAATTTCGTTAAGAACATCCGCTGCATCTTGGTTCATCCTGTTAATGCATTGGATATAATCCTTAATTTCATATGGCTCAGACTTTTCCCACAAAGCATATGTGGTTGAAAGCATTTCAAGGGCATTATGCATTTCAGCATTCTCATAACCAAGTCTGTTGACGTCTTCAAACAATAACTCAAGTTCTGATTTCTTAATCAGCACAAGACCATCATCAAAGATCTGTTGGTATGTAATGCTTCCCTTGACCATATTAACCTCGCGGGATTGATGGCCCCGTAGGGCCATCTTTATTTAGGTATGTGTGTTGCATGTATTACATCAAGTAAAAACAACGCAGCTTGTTGAGACATGAATATGGCCCAATAAGCTCCAATTACTCCCAAATAGCTAATGATCAAGAATATAACACTTGCAGGGAGTAATTTATTTTTCATTGCTGCTCAACATCTGTTGGCTGCTGAACAACACGTTGAGGAGCGAGCTTTGCAGCCATGCGTGCAATATCATCCTCGATGTTTGTCTTGGTGGAAAATTGACCACCAAAAGCCATGTAATTGATGCCATCGATGTAATGATCTGGGTTGTCACGATCTTCCTGCAAACGGCCTAATTTAGTCGCATGCAAAATCATTGCGATGTCATAGCTGGTAAGTTCTTTATTGATAATGATCGATGCTAATTTAGCGATGCGATCAAAACAAGCATACTCATCACCATATTGCTGCGAGCGATTATTAAGAACAGTTGCAGCGCCTGTAAGAATGTCACGATGATCCATTTTTATCTCCATATGTATATAGTCGGTTATTTAACTCTATATGTGTAATTCTAAGTCTATTGTCATTTTTCACTTTATTTAAACGCCTCCAATAAAGAAAGCGCATAATAAAGTGCCTTAACTTAGTCATTGTTTGGCCTGAAGTTAGGTGGATTAGGCTCGATCTTCTTTACCTTACCAACATATCGATAGTTAATAGCAACCTGCCCGACATGATAATAAGACTTAGATGTTGGATCGATATAATACTCATCCACTAAAATAAAGTCATTTGAGGAGAGAGCCTGAATAAATTCAGCAAGATCCTTAACGGGATAGTCGCAGATGATTTGATGAATTAATGTACCAGGCGTTCTGGTTGGCATATTCATAGTAATGATAAAACGCACAATTCTCTCCAATGGAAATGAAGGGGAGCTTTCGCTCCCCCATTATTAGCCGAAATCTTCGTCATCGGCCACAGGAGCTTTTGCCGCAGGCGGCGCAGCCCGTGTAGATCCAGTCGAAGCAGGCGCCTTGCGTACAGGCTCAGGCTCAGAAGAACCTAAGTCAACAGGGCGCTTAACCCAACCAGTGATTTCAAAGACAGGTTGATAATTGGTGCTCTTTTTAGAACCGCTGCCGCTTTCCTTTGCAACAGTGTCCTTGAGAACAATTACAGGTAATTTACCAGCATTAGCTGATTTACCTGCCTCATAAGCAGTATGTAAATCGTCAATTCCGCTCAAGAAAGCTCCTGATTGGCCAGCGATCTCACGGCAATCGCCACCGCACTCAGCACTGAGCTTGATGACCATGCGAATGCCTTGCTTGTGTTCGTCAGAAGGGCGAGGAGGCAATGGTTCACCAAAGGGAACCATAACAAAATCAGGAGCTGTGCCAGCAACAAACTTTGTCCAACCCACTTCAACATTCTCAAAATCAAATACAGCCTTGAAATTGCGTGTAATGTCGTAAGGGACAGAAGAACCATCTTCACGATCAACACGGAAAATACGACCCGCACGCGCGTCATACTTTACAATCGGAAGAAAGCTACCACCAGAACCAGAAGAGATAGTTAAACCTAAAGCCATTTTACCGTTTCCTTTTACAAATGTGATGATCTAGCCCATCACTCGCTCTTTGCCCTTCGGGCGAAGCTCATAAACCCCAAATGTCAAATGCAGCTTTACGCGCCAATGGATCGGCGAAATAAAAACTATCGACATCAGGTGCAACTAATGATGCCAACTCTAAGGGGTCATCACTAATGCTTAAAAATTTTTGTATAGTTAACGCAATCTTTTCAAGTGATTTAATGTGATCGCGTTTATTTTCAAGATGATATGATGCGCTCTTCTTAGGTGTTATGTAAGAAATGCGTGCATCTAAATTATCGCCTCGCGCAGCAACATAAAGAGCAACTTGCCTTGCGTGATTCGTACTGATCTTTGATGGTAAAGCATGCGTTGTCTTAAGATCTAACAATATACCATGATCTTCCCATTCGAAATCATAAAAACCAATCAATGGCACATCTAAACCTTCGACCTTATATTCAATGCGGCCTTGCGAAGATGATGGCTTACCATATGGCCTTAATTCTTTGAGTGCTGTTGTGACAAAATCAGCAATAGATGCGCCTTCTTTTTCTTTGCGCGGATCGCCTGACATCGCTGTTAAGCGATTAAATTCATTAATTGCTGTCTGTATACATGTGTTGTTGTCTGCACCTGTTTCAATGCCAAGTGCAACNCCTTTTTCAACTGCTGAACCGCGATGAGCGGCAGCACCAACTGGTTGATTTTTCTTTAAACATTTTTGCAAAACAAACATGGCTGGAGAGCCAATGAATAGATTGCATGAAGAGGGTGACAAATGTTCAATGCCGTATTTGGCAAATGATGACATACTTAACTCGTTTCTAATTTAAAAAAGGAGGGGGATTTAANCCCCCTCAAGTCAACCATATTACGTTGTTAGCAGAGCTAACCAAATCAATATGGCATAAAAAAAATATAATGCAACCCCAATTGACTTGTTGGACATTTTGTCCAATGCTTCTGACATGAAAATCAAACGCACATTAGATTGGGACCTTGTCGACCGAGCTGCCGAGCAGCTTGGCGTCCCCTATTTTACAAGACGGAAATGGCGCCAAAGGAACACTGTCCCCTATAAATGGCGTCTTCCGCTTATGATCCATACTAACGGTATACTTCACGCNGCCTTGTTTGAAGCCAATGACAAGCGAAGAAAGAATGTAGCATGACAATATTTATCGGCATCGACCCAGGCGCTTCAGGTGCAATTTCTTTCTTTAATCCATCGCTCGGCGAGTTGCGAATCATGGACATGCCTATTGTCGAGGTGTCCCGAGGCAATAAAACCAAGAAAGAAATATCGCCTGCCATATTGGNTAGTATGATTCGCGCGGAATTATCCGATCAATNTAAATATATTGTCACGCTCGAAAAGGTGGGGGCAATGCCTGGTCAAGGTGTGAGCTCCATGTTCCAATTTGGGCGGGGTGTAGGCATGATTGAGGGCGTCTGCGCAGGTCTGCAGCTCCCCATTAGTTATGTCACCCCTCAGGCGTGGCAGAAGGCCGTGGGGATGAGGGCTGGCAAGGACGGCGCCCGTGAGAGGGCAATGCAGCTTTTTCCTGCCTATGCCCATCTGTTTGCCCGTAAGAAGGACGATGGCCGCGCTGATGCTGCCCTGATCTCTTACTGGTCGTTTAATAAGTCAAATTAATANTTTTAGGCTCGGTTTAAATTAAAATGAGTGCAAACCCTATGACCTTTGACCCAGANTTTGCGTCACCCACCGACTGGGCCAATCTCTACCGCGAGGCTGGCCTGCAGGTGGTGCCAAGCTTTATTCCGAATGAGAACCCCAAACAATGGAAGCGGCCCATCACGGAATGGCGTTCCCTGCAAAACGAGCTTGTGCCTGACTTTACCTTTCAGCGGTGGTATGGCGAGAATGGCGAGCATATCCGCCGCTTTAATATGGGTTTGATCACGGGATCCTGCTCAGGCAACGCATTTATCGTTGATCTCGACACACAGAAGAATATGGGCGCCGCAGCATGGTGGGATGAAGTCTCGCATCTGGCGCGCAAAGCAGGTGAGCTCGACACTGTTGAGCAGCTCACGGGAGGCGGTGGACGGCAACTCTTGTTCAGAGGGCCTGAGGGCTGGACACCGCCAACCCTGAAAACACCTATTGGCGTCGATATACGCGGTCAGGGTGGCTTTGCCGTCCTGCCTCCATCTATGCACGAAAGCGGCAAGAGATACCGTTGGGTTGACGGCTGCGCACCTTGGGAGATTGAAATTGCTGAAGCACCTTACTGGCTATGTGAAAAGATCGACGAGTTGGCTCATCAATACGGCGCTGGCGGCATTGGCGCAGGAGCTGGCGTTAAAACAGCCTCACCAGACCACACACACAATGCCTTNGGAAAAATCATNGATGGGCGCGAAGATTACGCAGCCCGCTTCGTNTGGGGAAGGATTGTCGATCTTTGGCGCTCGTGCCCNATACCTATGCCGAAGGATGAAGAAGAAAAGGAGTTTCGTGAAGCCTTCAACACTTACGAACGCCTTGTTAAATCGCGGCTTGTCGAACCAGGCGTTCCTAATCATGCTCTCCTCGAAAAAGAAGGCAGGGGCATTACCATGTTCACGCAAAAGTGGAATCATGCCATCGCGCAATGGGACACGAAAGTAGCTGAGCATGGTCTTAAAGAACCACCACGAAAACATGAGGCTCACGGCACATCCCCTCTTACGGGGCCCGTCGAGGGAAAAATAAAAATAGATCCCGAGACGGGCGAAATATTCAGGGAGTTGCCCACCGAAGGCATATTGGAGTATCTCGACATCAAACAGATTTACAGCCTCCCAGATCCCAATTTCCTCATCGATGGCCTTGTCATCAATTCAGGCCTTGGCTTTGTTTTTGGACCGCCTGGTTGCGGTAAATCATTCATTACAATCAGCATGGCCCTTTCTATTTCAGCTCATCTCGACAAGTGGTGGGGCAGAGGCATTAAGAAGGGCGGACCTGTTGTTTACATATCATCAGAAGGTGTGGGCGATATTAAGTTCCGCATCAAAGCATGGGAACTTCAAAATGGAATTAAAGCAGAACAATTACCTTTTTACCTCATCCGCCAAACAATCAACTTCATGCTCGCATCCGACGTTGAGCGCCTTGTCAAGACTGTGGCTGAAATTGCGTCTAAACATGGCAATCCTGCATGTGTCTTTGTTGATACTGTGTCTCGAGTGCTACCTGGCGCTGATGAAAATCTGCAAAAGGACATGACGCTCTTTATTGGCGCCTGCGATGCTGTGCGTGAGGCATTTGAGTCCACGGTCATTGGTGTCCACCATACATCGAGGAATGGCAATCTGCGCGGCTCAACTGTGTTTGATGGCGCTGGTGACTTCTTGCTGCAGGTCGATCGCGAAGATGGATCAATGGTCGGCGCCATTATGGCTAAAAAGATTAAAGCAGCTCAAGACGGATGGACGCAGTATTTTGAGCTTAANAAGGTTCCCATTGGNGATATTGGCGCACATGAATCTCTTGTTGCTGTCGGTGTTGATCAGCCAGATCAGGAAGAGAAGAAATCAAACAAATGGCCAGANAAGACNGTTTTAAATAAAATACTTGACGCTATGAGAGAGGCGTGGGATGTTGGNAAACCGTGGTCGCCACATCCGCAATCACGCAAACAAGGTCGTTATGCNCATTTCCATATGGGCGAGTTTGGGGTCAATGCTAAGACGGCAGATCAGATCCTAGACCAGTGGTCAATGAATGGCGTTTTATCTTTAGAAGTTCGCGACAAAAATACGAAACTACAGGGTTATCGAGTTATTGGAAGGATTGATTAGGTCAATGAACGGCTTCAAATCTAAAAAATTAATCGCGGCAGATAAAGATTATATGCCAGACGATAATATGAAAGATAACGGTAAATTGTTACTCATGAGATATAAACAGCTCGTGCGTAAACATGAAAAATTTAAAGACGCATATGACGAGCTTATGCCTCTTTTGTCGATTGTGTCTCATTATTACAATTCAGGCATTCGACAAATAAATGATGGCAGTAAGCATGATGGGACATATGTGCTTTACATCGATATGCCAGCTGGCCAATGCTATTGGTCGCTCAAAAAAGATTATCTCGATCTATTTGAGCATTTGCCAGAATATGATGGCGAATGGTGTGGCGAGAGAGACGTTAACATAGAAAGATTAAATGCATCGGCGATTTATGAACAAAACTACGAAGAGGATTAAATTATGGATAAGAAGACAAACTTAACACCAGAAGAAAAGCTTCGCGTGGCACATGCTTATCTCATTAATGGAGTTGAGCAGCATCACATCGCGTCATTATTTGGCGTCAATCAAGGTCGCATTGCAGAAGCCATCAATGCTGTTCGCATAGCATGTGGCTTCCCTGATAAGCCTCAAAAGAGCTATGATCCCCTATCCCAACAAAAGTCTATTTAATTTTTATTATGGAGGTTGTTATGTTTCGCACTGCTGCAAATCAACAGATATGGAATGATTATAGAGATATACAGAACAAACTTGATGAGTTGTTTTATCAATCCTATCCACGAAAAGACTATGAGAACATTATTCGTGCATTGTTTAGATGCGCTGAATTGTTTGAAAATATCCTAAGTGATTTGAATACTGACGGCATTACT